AGAGCAACATATTTACAGTATGAAAACGGAAAGGGTTACGATGTGATAGACTTCATAAAAGATTATAACTTAAACTTCAATAGAGGCAACATAATTAAATACGTTTGCCGAGCAGGTCAAAAAGAAAGTGAATTAAAAGACTTAGAAAAAGCAGCAGATTATTTAAGACGAGAAATTGAATACCTAAGAAACGAACAAGAAAAATGGATAGAGAAGAACAAATAAACGATAGACACTTAAACTATTTAAAATGTGTATTACTTAGCCAACTATTATTAGAGGCTAATGATGAGTTAAAAGGAAGCCACGCATACAAACAAAATGTTAAGCTACAAGTAAACAAAACATCTAAAATACTTGAGCAAGTGTATAAAGAGGGTTTTAACGTCATATACGACAATAACCCCGAAATGTGTACAAATGTATTAAATAAAATAGATAAGTTATTAGAAGGCATTAAAAACGCTTCTATTGACGAGTTGGTAATGATTGATGCGGTGGTAGATAAATACAAAGAAAACAAAGAGTGGTTTGTGGAACACGCAAACGCTGAATTTTTAAAACTAGATTAATGCAAGTTAAAAGCATAGATAGTTTTGAAACACACGACTGGTTATTAAATAAACACTATGCTAAAAGAATACCAAGTATAAGCTATTCATTTGGATTGTATATAGATAATGTTTTGGAGGGTGTTTGTACTTTTGGCAAACCTGCAAGTAACCCCTTATGTATTGGTGTTTGTGGGGAACACAATAGTGCTTATGTTTATGAATTAAACAGATTAATAACAAATGATGACTTGCCAAAAAATAGTTTGTCGTTTTTTATTTCTAAGTGTTTAAGAATGTTGCCACCTTTAATAATTGTTAGTTATGCAGATAAAGGACAAAACCATAACGGATATATTTACCAAGCAACTAATTTTATTTATACAGGGTTAAGTAGTAAAGCAATAGATAAAAAAATAGTTGGTAGCGACAAACACCCAAGACACAATAACATATATGAAAAAAAAGGCGAGTGGGAATATGTAGAACGAACAAGAAAACATAGGTACATATATTTTACAGGAAGTAAAAAACAAAATAAAAAATGGCTAAAAGAATTAAACTATAAAATACAAGAATATCCAAAAGGAGAAAATAAAAACTATGATGCAAGTTACAAACCTAAAACACAAATAAAACTATTTTAAATATGACACTAAAAGAACTAAGACACGAACTAAATAAACACTATCAATTTGATATTGCAGAAAGAAACAGAAGTAGAGAGTATTCCTATGCTAGAAAGGTGTTTTGTAAAATGGCAAGAGAGTTAGGATTTACATATCAAAGTATAGGGGATGAGGTTGGCTTGAAACACGAAGCTGCCTTATATCATTCAAAAGATATTAAGGTTATAACCCAAAGAGATAAAAAAATATTCAATCAAGTTGTTAGAGATAATAAACTTAAAATAAAACTTTTTTATATATCTGGCGAAAAGAAACAAGAAGCGAAATACGAACCACAAATAAAAAAACCTACCACATACAAAGAAGCCTTAATAAATGATGTCTTAGATGTAATGAATGGATGGGATACGGACACCATAAACAACTTTATACATACAAGACTAATACCCTATGAGAGATTAAGAAAAACAACTAAGAAACGAGTAGAGATAGAAAAGGTAAAGGGAGCTAAACTAAACAACCCACTTAAAAGCCCAATGCTGTGTTAACAAAAAAATACAAAAATGTTTATATATTAGTATGAACAAAACCGAACAACATAAAAAAGCAATTATTGAAGCCTTAGAAAAATCACTAGGCGTTGTATCAACAGCTTGTAAAACGGTTGGGGTTGGAAGGACTACATTTTATGGGTGGTTAAAGGATGACCCTGAATTTGCACAACAGGTTGACGATATACAAAACATTGCATTAGACTTTGTTGAATCAAAGCTATTTGAAAACATAAAACAAGGTAAGACTAGCGAAATGATATTCTACTTAAAAACCAAAGGTAAGAAACGTGGATATATAGAACGCCAAGAAATTACTGGTGCTGATGGCACACCAACAAACTTTCAAATAGAAATAATTGGAAACACAAAGAGTAAAGACTAATGTAGTTTACGAACACTTATTAAATAGTCGAAATAAAATAGTTGTAGAGCAAGGGGGAACGAGAAGCGGTAAAACGTTTAACATCCTCCTTTTTCTAATTTTTGCATATTCCCTAAGACATCAAGGTAAAACTATAACGATTTGTAGAAAGACATTTCCTAGTGTTAGAGCAACCGTTATGCGAGACTTTATAACTATATTAAAACAATATGGATTATACAGGGAGGAAGAACACAACAAGTCAAATAGCGAGTATATGCTAAATAGAAACCTAGTTGAGTTCATAAGCGTTGACCAACCACAAAAGATTAGAGGTCGTAAAAGGGATATATTGTTTATCAACGAGGGAAACGAATTAGGATTTGAGGACTGGCAACAGTTAGTGTTTAGAACACAGGAAAAAATAATACTAGACTACAACCCATCAGACGAGTATCATTGGATATACGACAAGGTATTAAATAGAGAGGATGTGGACTTCTACAAAACCACATACCTAGACAACCCATTCTTAGACCAAACCATTATTGACGAAATAGAACGTTTAAAAGAAACAGACGAACAGTATTGGCAAATATACGGACTAGGGGAAAAGGGTATAAGCAAAGCCACTATATTCAACTACATAGAAGTGCCACATATACCACACGATGCAGAGCTTGTAAGTTATGGTGCTGATGCGGGATATACTAATGACCCTAGCACCCTAGTAAGCGTTTATAAGAAAGACCACAACATCTACATTAAAGAACACTTATATAGAACTATGATGACTACAAGGGATATAAGCGACGTTCTAAAACAAGAGGTTACAAATAGAAGCCCTATTTATTTCGATGCAGCAGAACCACGCTTAATAGATGAGCTAAGACGTATGGGGCATAATATACAACCATCACTAAAAGGTAGGGATAGTATAAACGCAGGTATTGACTTATTAAAGCGATTTAAGATACACATAACAAGCGACAGTGATAATGCTATACAAGAGTTTAGGAGCTACAAATGGCAAGAGGATAGAACTGGTAAACTAACAAACAAGCCAGTAGATAAAAATAACCATATTATAGATGCGGTTAGATACGCTACCTACTCAATAATGAGCAGACCAAATTTTGGTAAGTACGCAGTATATTAACCACTAAAATAATTTAAAAACGTTTATATATAAATATGAAAGTTAATCTTAGAATACCAAACTCATTAAATGAACTCACGCTGGGTCAATATATTGAGTTCTCAAATTTAAACATAACTAAGGAATCAGAAGTACATTTACGAATGATTGAGATATTTTGTAACATACCAAGAGAGGTTGTTCGAAATATGAAGGCTGTAGATATAACTGATGTTTGTTCTATCATTAATGGGATGTTTGACACTAAGCATCAATTGTTGACTAGCTTTATACTGAACGGTGTTGAATATGGTTTTATTCCAAGACTTGAGGATATGAGCTTTGGCGAGTATGTGGACTTAGATACGTTTATAGGAGATAACGACAATCTACATAGAGCAATGAATGTTTTATACAGACCAATAGAGTTAAAGCAAGGTAATAGATATATACTAAAAGACTATAACCCTGACACTAGCGAAGTGGCAAAAGATTATCCGCTAGATGCGGTTTTCGGTGCATTGGTTTTTTTTTACAATTTAGGCAAAGACTTATCGACAACTATCCTGAACTCTTCGAGCAAGGAGAACGAGGCGAACTTAGTGCATTATCTAACTTCACAACAAAATGGGGATGGTACAATAGCATCTATGGAATCGCTAACGGAGATATTACAAAGTTTGAACATATCACTAAATTAAACATACACGAGTGTTTAACTTATTTAACATACACAAAAGAGAAAAACGAAATAGAGGCTAGACAAATTAAAAGTAAATTCAGATGATAGAAACTTTAAAACATTTATTTGGAACGTGTGGAGAAAGCCATATCAACCTAATAACAGCCACGTTGTTTTTCGTGTTATTAAACACAATCATAAAACAAACTAAAAAGCAATGCAATGAGTAATATAGGTATAAGAGGTTTTTATTTATTAACCGAAGCTATTAAAGAACAACTACTAAGCGACATAAACGTCAACACTGTAACAACTGGCGATATATACGACATCGACTTAAACAAGCAAAGTATATTCCCACTAAGTCATTTAATTATAAATAGTGTAACAGCAGAGGAACAAGTATTAAGAATGAATATATCAGTGTTATCTATGGACTTGGTACAGGATAGTAAAAGAAAACCAGAAACACCAGATATATTTGTAGGCAACGATAATGAGCAAGA